CCCAAAGAGAATTATGAGCACTAAATAGAATTTCAGTGATATTACTTGATTGTACAATAGATTGTTGAGCATTAGTAGCAGTTTCATATTGTCCTGTGTTACCTTCTCTTTGTTTAGTAACTCCCATTACTTCACTAATCTGGTTATCTAACCATGAAAGTATTTCAACATAATTATTAACATGTTGCATTACACTTCTAGGTACTTCAAATGCAGGTCCTTTTTGTCCAGATGTTGTACTAGGATTACCTTCATTATTTTGATTAGGGTCATAAAATCCTAAACCTTGCTTGTAATAGTACAACCATTGTTCATTAGTCAATGTTTTAGGAATCATTGACATATCAATCATAGTTAAAGGAGGCATATCTTTAGCTAATACTTCTTTCATCTTATGTAATACAATGAAGTATAAATATTGGAAAGGTTTAGCTCTATCTACTAAAGATACATTACTAGAATTCATATTATTATATGAAAGTCCATGATAACCTAATTTTACTTTATAAGGTTCTTTAAGACTTCTAGCTTGATATGGTTTAGGTCTTATATTTACATATATTTCATATGCAATTCTAGTGGCTTCCCATACTTCAGGTAACCATACCCATTCTAATTCTAATGGTTGTTGATTTTCATCAACCCATACGTATTTTAATTTCTTATTACCATATTTATCTGTATATTTAACTTTAGACGCTATTGTAGGTACATCAAATGACTCATCCATCAAATCTACTTGTGACTCGCCATCTTGGTCTATATATGTTAAGTATCCAAATTTACGTTGACTTACCCATTCTACATGAATAACATCTAAATCATTAATAGCAGATGGTCCATAACTACCTGTGTTAATTAATGTGGTAGAACCTTTGGATAATCTCCATTCTAAAGATTTATTTAAATCTAACAGATTAATTTCTTTAGATAATATTTTATCTGTAATACCATATAGACTAGATACAGCAGTTGCTTTATCTATCTTATTCTTATCTTCTTCTGTTAAATCATCTCCATAATCATTTAATATATCTGATGGAGTCATTCTTGTTCTATAACCTGCAAAAAATCCATCTTGGAAGAATTGAACTTCAGATGATTTATGTCCTATAAATTTAATAGGATTGAGTAATTTAATTACAGGTTCTCCATTAATAACACCAACCCATACCATCTCTTCACCAGCAATAAGAGCATGTTTAAAACCATCATTTTTCATGGTTCTAATTCTAAGTTTCCTATTATACCATTGAAGTAATTGATCCATCATTATTTCAACACCATCTCTCCAATTTGTAGACATATATGTATCCATCATTTCTGGTGAAACAATTTTATCTACTTCTGCTTGAAGTTCTTGTTGCATTTGTTGTGCTTCTTCTTCAGACTGAGGATCTCCTAATTGTTGTGCTATTTCTGCTTTATACTTAGCAATTTCAGTGTCTAATGTATGTTGTATATATTTCTTCTGTAATTCTGTCTTAGCTCTTGTATAAGCATTTACAGCAGAATCATTAACTAACATTACTCTAAAATTAAAAGGTCTTTTTAATTCTTCTCCTAATAGAACATTAATCTTGTTAGGTATCTTATTATAAGGCTGAATCTTATCAATAAATTCTTCAGATTTAATATTATAAGGATTACATTCTCTTTCAAAGTCACTTTGATCTAAATGATTATTAAAAAGGTTATAATTAACTAATTTTCTTTTAACATCAGAATTATATCCTGTATTATCATTCTCATTAAATTGGTACATTCTAAGACTAATAGCATCAGCACAGTCTTTACCCCATTTAAAATCATCTTTACTTTTTTCCTTATAACTTTTACGTTGGCTTGGAAGTACTACTGATTGATTCATTTATATTTATTTAGTAATTTAAAGTTGGTTGTTTATATCTATCTGCCATATTTCTATTTAAGAATGTCAGAATATTATCTTGTTTATTTGTTGTTATAGCTTGATCTCTCAAGGTATTATATTTTTCTTTTAATCCTATAATACACTCAGCAAATGCTAAGGTACTATCAAAGTTACCTTCAAAATCAAAGGCTATCATTTCTTCTAGTAATCTAGTATCTCTAATTAGATTAAGATTTCTTACAATTGTACCATCATCCTTAGTTGCATATTCTTCTAACAACCAATCTCTAAGATAAGCAATTGCTTCATATTTTTGTTCAAAGCTTTTTAATGGAGTTCCATATAGTAATACCTTACTAGTTTCACCAGACTTATAAGAAAGAATTGTCTTAGGTTGAGTCATTAATAAGTTAAGTTTACTTTTCTTTTGAAAGTATTCTTTAACATTACCTCCACGCTCAAAACTAATCATTCTATCATGACCACCATACCACATAGCTAATTTCTCCATTATCTCATTAGAATAATCTCTACCCATGTAAGGTCTTCCAATAAAACTAGCTACTAATTCATTACCACCCCATCTTTGTATATCTCTAGGTGCTTTTAGCACATGTATTGATGTTAGTGATAATCCTACACCTTGTGTATCAGCATCTACAGGGTCAACTCCAAGAATATAAATATTAGGAACTACTACTTTACCATTAACTAATTCTTCAATTGGTGGTTCATATACAATTAATGCTCCTTCAACATCTTGGTTTTTAGGAGTTGGATATTCCATTATAGGTTTTAATTTACAATCTAAATCTGCTTTAAATCTTATTCCTCTAGGAGCTTTAGAATCAAATATTAATTCTCCTACAGTATAATAAAGCTTCCTATTTCTATCCATTATTACATTAGCTCTCTGTGCTTCTAATTCACCAATAGGTAGAATATTTCCTTTTTTAGTAAGGAACATCTCACTTGGTTTAATAGGATAGTTCATTAACTCTCCTTCATAGTTAGCAGCATCTTTACTTGCTAATGCTTTAGCTCTTCTTTCTTTGTAATAAGCTAATGCAGCTTCTACATCAGTGTTACCATTATCATCTTTAAATTCTACAGCTGTATAATAAGCTGGAACAAAGAATCCTATCTTACCACTATTTTCATAATCATCATCATAAGCTACTATATCATAAGCTTCTGGGTCCATAAACATCTTTCTAGACTCTCTAACTTTTTCTATATCTCCCGATGTTCCTATATAAACTAATGTTCCAAATTTAAGTGCATCTCTTTGTGTACAACCAATATTACTATTGTGTGTCAATGTCAAACTAGGATGTAATCCAGATTCTTCTACAACCATTATTGAATATCTACCTCCAGCGGCTGCTGTTGGATTATCCTTATAGTTAGTGTGTACTACTTTAGACTTACTACCAAACTTTAACCATTTACCATTTACTTTCTTTTCATAGCTGTGAACCCATTTAGTATTAGGTGCTAATGAACCACTCATAGATTTATAGAAAGGCATGGGAGTATAATCATCTGATGATTCATCTCCCCATACACCTAAATCTTCATCTGTAGCAAAAGTATTCATGCAAAGTTCTATTTTCTCGCATAATTCAGAAGATTTATTACTTTCCCAAGAACCTATGTTACAGTGAACCTCATGTGGTTTTTTTATAATTTCTTCAGTGTAGTATTTTGCACCATCAAATATAATTTCATGTAATACATTACCTATACCTATAAAATAACTTTTACCACCACCACGCGCACCAAATATCATAGCATTAGAAGCTTGATTATAATATAAAGGAGGTCCTTTAGGTGTATCATGCAACTTTCTAATGTTTTCTCTAGGCTCAATGAATTTCTTTAATTCACCATTTTCTTTATAACAGTCTTTTGGAAGACGTTTATATTTCTTTAATTTAAGACTATCTTTCTCAATTTCTTTTACTCTTAAATCACTTGTATATTCTTCATCTTCTCGCCATCCAGAAAAACCTCTAGCTTCTAATAATAGATAGGACATTTCCCATTCTAAATCTCTAAGCATTGGTTTAATACTTCTACGAGATTTAGTTTCTTCATTAACATCTAGAATTTTACAAAAATTAATATAGAAATAACAAGGTCCTGTCATATATCTATATTTACCAAAATCTGTTCTCCAAATACCTTCTATAGCATTCTTTTTAAATTGTCTCCATTGAGTAATATACGCAGTACTATCAGGATGAAATGTTTTAATTTCATCTAACCAAGTATTACGATTCTCAATAGTTATCCAATTCATTACTTCTTAGTTTCTAATTCCTTTCTTCTTTGATTATCTTCTTCTATTCTCTTAGTTAACCAATTAGTAACTTTACTCATAAAGATACCCCTATCTTCATGTTCTAATTTGATATATTGTTGAAATAGTTCTTCAACTTTATTAACTTCTTCTTTAGCTTTTGTACTAATCATATAATACCTCTTTCACTTAGTGATTCTTTACGACCACCTTTTATATTACCAGATTTCTTTTCAGTTTCTAGTTCATCTTCAATAGCTTTTAATTGTTGATATATCTTACTAGAATTAGCAAACATATCATCTAATTTCTTAGCATTATTTTCTGTATACTTTGTAGCTGCAATGAAGTTATCTCTCTCTTCTAGTTTCTTTAAAAGTCTATTATAACTTTTTTGAAGTTTACTTAGGATTTTGTCTTTGTAAGCTTCAACTAGTTCTCCCCACATTTCATGAGTAATTGATTCTACTTGTAAATAATTTTCACAGATTTCTTTTAGTTTTTCTTCATCATCCATTCTAGCAAATCTAGAATCTGGGTCACAGTAAAGATAGATTGCCCACATTAACTTAGAAGTATATTCGGGAGTATAATCTTTAGAAATAGGAAAATTACTTTCATAGAATTTTTTAAAAGGTTGTATGTATTTAATTTCTGGATTTAAATGCCAAAAATTTTCATCTACATTTACTGCTGAAAGAAATCCCATTATATATTTTTAAGTATTGTCTTAGCTACTCCTTTTAATATATCAGAGTAATTTGGTGCTGTGGCATAACCTGCTTTGCTAATTTCTTCAAAGAATCTATTATAATCTTTCCTTACACTCCATGCTGTAGCATATCTCTTATTTACCTGAAAGAACTTTACATGGTCTCTGAATGAATCTGCTGGTGTATTATACTTTCTAAAGTAATCTTTTACAATATACTTATATAATTTCTTTACAGGATCTAACACCTTAGAAATTATTACAGGAAACTTAGCATTGGGATTTTTAAGATATTCTGTTGTAGTAATAAGTTGTTCATTACCATTTACCCCATCTGTATCTTTAATTCCAAAAAAATTAAATCCTTGAGGAGTACTATTCCATCCACTTTCAAGAGCTGCTTGACTCATTATAGCAATTGAACTTAATCCTGTTTCAGTTTCAATTTGTTTTGCAAATGGATATAGTAGTGTAACAAATTCTTTAGGTGTTACTTTCATTTAAAAAATTTATGTTTAAATGTATTTTTGTCAATTGAAAAAACAGGGACTTTATTATCCCTGTTTACTTTTTTAAGCTTCATCTGTTACTACTTCCATTTTAGGAGTGGTTGAATCAGATGTTTCTTTTGGACTTTGAGCATCCACTTCTTTTTGAAGTTTCTCTAAAAGAGGCATACCAAATTTAGTGGGTATTTCCAGTAGAGCTTTGGCTAGAATCTGTATTTCCTGTAGAGTTAGCGGTAGTTTGTATTCCATTTTTTATTGTTTGTAAGTTGTCATAAGTTATTAAACCAAGAAGTATTAATATTGTACCCATTAATGTTACGAGAATATCATTGTTTAACTCACAATTAGTGGAGTAGCTATGTTCAATCATTCTTATTGAACCTATAAGAATAGCTATTGCCATCAATCTTCTTATACTAGGTTGTTTATCTTTTCCTTCCCATATAGGTCTAAGGTAACTTAGGATTTTCATTCTTTTCAATTTTCAATTTTGTTTTATAATTTTTCCATTCTTCCTCATTCATTAAATTTGGAAGTGCTTGTCCTTTATTACATGAATAATCTACAAATAGTTTCTGAGGGTAGTCGCATTGGCAGTAAAAACACTTTTGAGTTTTAGCACATTCAGGAGGACATTGACTAGCTCTAAATAAAACTTGTTCTTTCTCATAATCTGGGAGTATTCTCCAATGATCTTGAAACCATCTAGAATATCCTTGAATATAATCCTTTATATTAGAAAATGTAAAGTCTTTTAATATCATAATATAATTTTATCTTCATTTGTATTATTCCAGTTATCTATTGATGTTTTTATAGAATTTAATTCTTCTTTTGAAAAAGAAATTTTAAATTTATCAATGAATGATTTTAAATCATGTGCTTTATTATCATCATATTTCATTCTTAATAAAAAATAATTATTAAAAGATACTTCTGTTACTAAATTCATGATAATGTTAATAGGTAATTTATTTTATTAATTTCTTCAAGTATTTCCTGTACTATATTCTCTAAATCCTTATAATCACTAAATAACTTCTCCGACATCAACTGTGCTTGATGAGATAGTTGTAAAAAGTATGAAGACTGGGATAAATCACTAATTGTAATTTCACCTTTAAGGTCATACTTTAATCCAAACTTACCTTGAGCATTCTCAACTAATTTATCTACAAGATCTCTTGCCGCTTCATAATAACCTTCTAAAGCTTTATGTGCGGCATATGAAGTAGTTCTCCAATGATATATATGAGCATTTACTTCTGAACTTTTAATTAAGAGAATAAAATCTTCAATCTTCATTACTTAATTCCTTTTTCTATCATGTTTTCATTAATCAAGAACCAATTATTAAAGAACTCTTCATAGTATTCTTGCGGGTCTAACCAACATCTTTGTTGCATTAGATTAAGTCCCATCTTCAAGTGCACTACATCTCCTACTTTAAATTTAGCTTTAAATGGTTCAGAACATTGCTCTGATACAGCATTAATAACTCCAGCATGAATATATTGTAGAGGATTTTGCATCTTAGCTAATTTACCTCCTTCTGTTTGATATGGAGTAACTAAGTGGTTATCAACAAACAAACTACCTATCTTTTTACTTGTAAGATGTTTGAACAATCTTACTAAAACCATATTACCATTAAACTTAAAAGCATTTGCTTCTCCTGTAGGAGATTTAAGAGCTTCATTATAATCTAAGATTCCTTGGATTTCATTTTCATATTCTTCATCAGATTTTACTCCAGCTTCTAATTTCATGTCTGCTAGTTTCTTTCCTGATAAATCTACAATATCTGTAGCAGGTTTAAGGATTTTGTTTTTACTATCCTCTTTACCTCCCATATAGAAATTATAACTTTGTGTTCCTTCTATTTTTCCACTTTCGTGATTAAATTGCTTCATCTAAATCCTTTTATTTTGTATCTCTCTGGTGATGTAATCTTGTGTTTGAGTTCATCAAACTTACCTTCAACTACTAACCATTTGTTTTCAAATCTGTGATATACTTCACATTTATTCTTGTATGGTATTCCTTTTCTTGTAGGAA